TCCAGTGCTACCCAATAGTCACCGATAATGATAACACCAAGTAGTATCAACACACCACTTGTTATTAAGAGTATTACTATATCTTTAAAATTTTTAATCATTTCTTTTTACCTTCCAGCTTCGCCAATCTAGTTTCTAACTCGTCGATTTTTGATGTGATCTTAGGATATTTAACACGCCAGGCGTCTGGGTCATCCTGTAACCAAGTCCACCCCCAACGTACTGCTAGGTAAGCAAGAAAGTTATCAAACTTTGCAACCGCCCAAGTTGCCATTCTTGTGTCTTTAAACCAAAACAAGAATGCTGCTCCAAGTAGAGAACCTGAGATTGCTGTGTAGATCCACAGGCGATCAGTCGCCATTCTTTCTATCATTTCCCACATATTCGCTCCTAGTTAATTATAGTAGTATTTATTTAAAATGCACAATTAACTTCAGCTTTGGGCTTGACGTTAGGTAGTTGTTTGGTATCTGTTGATTCGATGCTTACATCTACGCCAGGTTTAAGTTTACAGCGTAGGGGTTGACAGGAGGCAAGCATAACTAAAAATGCTATTATGATCGCCCTTGTTAGCACTATTTTTCTTCAGTAGTTTCGCTTTCGTAGTACTCTTTATAAGCATCAATGATTTTGTTTTGCTTGATCATGTATGCACGGATTTGTGCATAATTTTTTCTGAAGTTTTCGTAGTCTTCGTCTGTTAATCCTATAATAACTGGATCAATATTTTGTTTTTCTAAGTCTGAAAATACTTGTTCTGCATTTTCGCGATTGATTATAATCCAGCGAACTTGTTCTAGTTTTGCTGGTTCAGGTAAAGGTAAATCTAAAGGTCTGCGTTCAACTTCTGTTTTAAAAATCTCTAATGGCTGAATCGTACTACAACTAGTAAGCAGCGTAGTTAGGATTAGCAAGTTCAGGACAAACAGTATTGATCTGTGACTTCTTTGTAGCATTTAACTCCTCTTCAGTTAACGTAGCACCGCCTATGATTTCAAAGCAACGCCTCTCGTGAACTTCATCTTTATTTAAAATTCTTTCAATGGACTTTGGTCTGGTTACTGATAAAGCCCCAATATCTCTTCTATCACCTGCTGCATTTAGTTTATTAAACTTTTCGTTTAGGTTTCTATTTGCAGTCTCTAATACTCTATTTAAGTCCTCAAGGTCGTTTCGGACTTTAATAATGGCTTCAAAATCTTTTGTCTGCTGTTCGATTACAGCCTTCTGTTCTGAGATACCATCTTCTAGTTTAATGATATTTGCTTTTGCTGTGTCTAGATCTTTTTGTAATGCTTTAACATATAAAACACCACCACCTGCCGCAGCAATTACAACTAAAATCATTGCTATTTTAATACTACTGAACAATGTTTTTCTCCACCTCGTTTAGTAAATCTTGTACTGTTGCAATGTTAAATGTCTCTTCTTCTGGAATATTAATTTCTAATTTTTTACAAACTTGATCGGTAACATCAACGATATCAAAATCATCTCCATCTAAATCATCAATAAAATGACTTGCTTCAGTGATCTCTTTTCCAGTACCGAAATGTCTTTCCAGTACTTGCATGACTTGCTCTTTCCACATAATTTAATCCTCGTTAGTTTGTGCTTCGTATTTATACCTTGGATATTGACACACTACTATCTCTATTGGCTTATTGTCTCCATCCTTAAATGTTTCGACTAATCGGCCTTCGTGTTCCCTTCCACAGTTTTGACAAACTCCGGACATTCTACTCCATCAACTTAGCAAGGGTCTTAGGCCCTACAATGCCGTCTGCAACTAAACCGTTTTTGGTTTGCCACTCTTTAACAGCCTTTTCAGTACCAGGACCAAAGTCGCCGTCTGTTGCAATACCAAGTTTCTCTTGCATTTGCATAACTGCTTGACCTTTTGCACCTTTTCTTAAAATACCAACAACTGGTGCTGGTGCTTTACTAGGATCAAAGTTTCCACCTAATACATCTAAGAAATGTTTGTAATGTTTTTTACGATCTTCAAGGCCTACAGTTCCGCCGTTAACCTTTTTACTCATAGCAACAATATCTTGATTGTCAGCCATAGCATTAATTTTTCTTGTGTCCCAGAACCAACATGCACTTTCTAATGCACCTTTGATAGTGGTTACATAATCAATTACTTCTTCAGCAGTCATGCCGATAGTTTTACCAAAGTCAGCATAGTTAGCACGACCAGTTAATTGAATAACACCTCTACCACGGAAACGCCAGCCATCGCCTGACTCTGTATCACCATTACCAATTCTATTTGCGTATGTTACGTTTGCAATTTTTTCTGGTTGTCTTGCATATTCGTTTGCATCTCTGCCACCACGTGCAAAATATTTTCCAAACACTGCATCTAATGCTTTTGCACTATAGTTTAAATTTTCTTCAAGTACTCTAAAGTTAAGACTTTCGTGAGCGCATTGTGCTAAAAACCCTGCTGCTCTATCGACTGTATCAATTTCATACTTAGGAAGCATTTCAAGAAGTGCTTCATACCATTCGTCTACTTTACTGTTACCGTGCAATACTTCTTCACACATCTCTTTTGTAAACTCAAATTTCATTATTCAATCCTTTGTAATATCATGGATTTCTGTCCATTAGTAAATACGAATTCAGCGCCAACTTTGTTAATATTGTAATCGCCTAGTACTTTGCTTAACCAAAATGTTTCAGCAGAAGCATCTAAACCAATATCCGTAGTTGCATCAAGACCTTCGATTATATCTTTTGTTGCGCCCTCTTTAATCCACTTCATCTTGATAACATTACCGAAGGGCTTATAAAATGTAATGATATCATCTTTAAGTTCTAAGTTGTCCATGAGCGTTTTAGAAAAGAAAGACTTCACTTCGTCTGTTCTTACCTGTGCTAGTTTTGCTTCATACATTTGCTTATCTGTAGGAATAACTTTTTTTAAATTTTCTCTTGTTGCTTCTCTTTTCTTATCGTCTTTGTAGTATTGAAACTTCCAGTCTTCAATGCCTGTTAGTTTAGATACGCCGTAAAGTAAATCGTCAATTTGTTCTGCTAGCCTTTTGTTTCTTTCAATTTCTACAAATACTGAATATTCGCCTTCTTCGTTCTCTCCTGAACTAACATCTGCATCAAGCACAAATGAAAATCCTTTTTCGATAAACTCCATCAAATCTCTTGCTGGGTATCTATCTTTTGCTTGGAATGTTACAACACAAACATCTCTATCTTCTCCCATCTTTGATCTAAACTTATCTACTTCAAACATAGGATATACTAGATCTACTAGGTCGTGTTTACGTAATCCTTCTTCTAAAACTTTATTGTGCTGCTGTGTCATCTGCTGGTGCCTCTTGTTGTGCTGCTACTTCTTGTGCAGGCTCAAGGTTCATATTAACTGCATTGTTCGCCATGATGTCTTGTATTTTATTTCTATCAAGGTTCTTATAACCGCGATCAATGTTTTTCATTAAACGTTTTGGCATAGCAATTTTCACCATCCAAATGTTTTCGTAGTCGATTTTACCTTTTCTTGTACCAGGTCTAATATCGTCTACTGCTTTAATTTTTCTAACTTTAGCAATAGCAGACTCTGCAAAGCCTACTTTACATCCGTATTCTTTTAATCGTTTACCACCTTGTGGTTCAGGCATATTCTCATATGGCCACATAAACGTACATTCAACAAAGTATCTTGATTCGTTAGGACCAGACACTAATTCACCGTCTAACCAGCCGTCATACACATACACATCTAATTCGTCTAAGACACGTTCGAAGTCTTTTAGTAGATTTAGGCTGTTATTTGAACCATAAATTTGTTCAATGTTTGCAATAATATCTTTAGTAGTTGCCATCTGAGATTTCCTGTTCTCCTATTGTTATTGTATTTATGCTCAAATTTAAACTAAGAGCTTTATATATGAGTTAATCGAGTAAATATTAGTATGTTCGAACACGGACTTAACATCGCTAATTTAGGTATAACTCTGTGTTTGAGCCAAACAAAGCACGGAGGACATGCTTAATATGAAGAGTAAAAGAAAACAATCTCACCACTCACAAAACTTCAACAACGTAATAAACATCAACGAAAAGACACGCAAACGTGTTGCACTAATTCCCAAAAACAAAGCTCAAGAAATATACTTAGAAACGCTAAACAATGATAATACACATATTGTATTTGCATGTGGACCAGCGGGTACAGGTAAAACTATGCTAGGTGTACAATGGGCTATTGATGCTTGGAAGGACGGCAATTTTGATAAGATTGTCATTACGAGACCTGCAGTTTCTGTGGACGAGCAACATGGGTTTTTACCAGGAGACCTTAACGACAAAATGGCTCCTTGGACAAGACCAATTTTTGATGTTTTTTCTGATAACTTCTGTCAACGTGAAGTGGAGCGACAGATGAGAGAAAGTATTCTTGAGATTAGCCCTTTAGCATATATGCGAGGACGAACCTTTAAACACTCTGTAATTATTGCAGATGAAATGCAAAACGCTACGCCTAATCAAATGAAAATGCTTCTCACAAGATTAGGTGAAGGATCTAAGATGGTGGTAACAGGTGACTTGCAACAGGCGGACCGCCCTAGCAATAACGGCTTACTTGAGTTCCTTGGGTTATATAATAACTTCCGTAACCATCAATATGTTGATATATGTCAGTTCGACAAAACGCATATTGAAAGGCATGAAGCAGTAAAAGAGATTCTAGAGATCTACGGAGATCAGTAAAGTTTAGGGGAGTGTAAAAACTCCCTTATTCTTCTTGGAATCTATCGCGGAGTTGGTCTAAAAGATCAATAAGCTCATCTATGAGATTTTGATCCTCATCTCGAGCTGTGTCGACTTCTAATTCTATCTTGATTTTCATTAGTCTATTTGTATAGCAGGTATTGCTTTAAATAATTTTGTTTTATCTTCTTTGTAGTTTTCTTTTGCAAAGTCCACATAGTCTTCCATTGGCTCTTGTTCGTCTGTAATGTTTGGCCAATTAGCATCATTTGAAAAATACTGGTTATGTTTAAACCATTTGTTTTCTTCATCGTCAGTTTGCCATATTGCATCTTCAGGACATTCAGGAACACATACACCACAATCAATACATTCATCAGGATTGATTACAAGCATGTTTGCACCTTCGTAAAAACAATCTACAGGGCAAACACTTACACAGGTTGTGTGTTTACAGTTAATACATTTGTCGTCAACTACGTGTGTCACGGTACCATTTTCTCCGGTAAACCATTAAATGCCATTGTAATCCTATCATTATCACCTGTATGTGGCAAAGTTAAATGCTGTACATAACTAGGAAAGATTATAACTTGTCCTGGCTTAGGTTCAATAGTAAAACTATCGTACATATAATCATTAGGTATTTCAATAGCTGAAAGGCTTCTAGCATAACAAGGATCCATAAACTTAGTATGCGCACCTTCTGTTAAGTAGAAGATACCACTAAAGATAGCCATAGGATGTCTATGTTGACGCTGGTCACCACCTGATCCTTTAAGAGCCATATTAGCCCAAAGCCTTGTTAACTTTATATGTCCAAAGGCAGGATCGTATACTTCTTCTTTTTGTATTCGCAACATGCAATCTTCTAGTTCGTCTTTTAGAAACTTCCAATGATCTAGTGTATGCAATACTTGATTGTCTGTTTGATTAATTGATGGGTAATGGGGATTTATGTTATTAGACTCTTTAGGAATTAATTCAAGCGACTGTTCTACGCAGTGTGATAAATCAAACTCGTAAAAAGGAATCGGAAACATCATGTGTTTTGTAAGTGTCATACTAACCAATTCCATACGCCTCTCACGGCCAATAACAAATACATTAATTCCATTAGTGCTCTTGGCACATCCTTGTCCTTAATGCCCATCCATATCCATATGCTACATGATGCAAGTGCAACTGCCCATCCTAACCACTGCACGTTGGGATTTCCACCGCTGAGTGTGAATGCGCTTATCATTGCTAATATGAATCCTAACCATCTCCATCCATCTATGTCGTGGTAGTATCTTATCTTCATAGTCTTGCTAACTTAATTAGTGTTGCAGCCAAGTTAATCTCAGGATCTGCAACTAATGTATGATCTACCAAACCCTGTTTAATAATGATTACTGCTGTGTCTTGCTTTTCTTCTTCACCAAATATTTCTAAGTTGTCATACAGCCAACGATAAATCTCTTCCATTTCTTCTGCACGTACTTTACCACAAAGTAGTTTACGTGCTTGTGTAATTTTACCTGCTTTAAATAGTTCGACCATTTCAAACTTCCAGTCAGCTTCTCCTTCGTCACCTTTAGTAGGAGAACTTAGTTTGCTGCCACTTACGTTTTGCTGTACCATATTAATACATTTACGCAAGTCTGGATACGAAACTTTTACATAATTATCAAGTGTATCTAATTCAAACTCAATATTTTCTGTAACAAGAATAGTTGCAACTCTTGCTGTAAATTCTGTCTGATCAATCTTCTCAATATGAAAGCCTTGACACCTGCTGTGAATAGCAGGAATAATTCTATTAGGGTAGTTACACGTTAAAACAAATCTTGATGTGCTATGATATTCTTCCATAACACCACGTAGTGCCGCTTGTGCATTAGGCGACAAGTAATCAGCCTCATCAAGTAACACAACTTTGAATGGACCAAACGGAATAGTTTGTACAAAGCCTGTAATCTTATCTCGAATCTCATCAACAGAGTTATTTCTACTAGCATTAATTTCTAATACATCATAACTTTCAAGGCCTAGCTCATTAACAAGCATCTTTGCCATAGTAGTTTTACCAATACCGGCTGCACCACTAAACAACAAATGCGGAATACTTTCATCTTTGACCCATGCCTGTACTTGTGCTTTCTGATGATTGTCTCTAAAAACATAATCTTCAAGTTTCTTAGGACGATACTTTTCTACCCATAACTCTTTCATTTCGACTCCTTAATGCGTTTTCTCAAATTAGTTGTACTAAATGAGTGTTGTCTTTTATTATAATGTATTTTAATGTTTTTGTCAACACATATTTGTTTGGCAGTGAAGTCTTTATCTTTATATTCTTCGCCAATAAAACGTACATCTATTCCATATGTAAGAAAAATGTCCGTTAAGTCTTTTTCAGATTCATAAGGAATAATTTCGTCAATATACTTACAACCTTCAAGTTGTACGTAACGCTCAAACACACTTTGGATTGGCTTATTCTTTTCTGGTCTATCAAGTGTTGGGTCTGTTTGCAAACCAACAATCATATAGTCGCAATTTGCTCTTGCTTCTTTAAGCATAGCAACATGTCCACTGTGGAACAAGTCAAATGATGATGCTGTAAATCCTCGTGTCAAAGATCACCTTCTTGCCTGTTTTCTGAATAGTGTACGTCAAACTCACCACCCGGATAACGCTTCTTTAATTTGTTAACGTTCTCTGCTATGACTTCATTAGGATCCAGCCCCAATGCACGGCAACTATTGATCCAATACCAAATAATATCGCCAAGTTCTCGTTTAGCATGAAACTTAGTTTCATCGTCCATAGGTTTACCTTGAAATACACATTTTTTAACAATTTCTGCAAACTCGCCTCCTTCTGATGCAATACCAATAGCACCTGTCATTAATAATGAAATATTAACTTCGTCATTTAATTCATGCAAACGAGCTTGTGTATAAGCCCAATCGTTTGACTCTTCTGATGTTACTTCTTTTACAAAGTCTTTGTATTTGTTTAGATCTACTGTAGACATCCATATTTCCTTTACTGTTATTGCTTTATTATATAATAGTACTTTATTGTTGTCAACCCCTAAGGTAAATATTTTTACAACAATCGTTGTTAAAAGGAGAATCCCATGATTAAGAATCTTTCACTAAACCTTGAAGTAGGACAAGAAATACTTGTCGGTAAAAACAATAAACGTGCTAGAATTACCAAAATCGAATTCCATGAAAAGTCAGGGGAGATCACAATTAATACAACTCAAGGCCCACGAAGAGCCTTGACATTTAGGCTAATGCCTGAAATACAATACGCTTATTGAGCACCAAAGTCGCCAGGATTAAATGTGGCGGTGTCACCATCGCCATAATGTTGTCCCCAATAGGCTAGTTCTGGTTCAAAGTCCTCGGTACCTACAGCGAGGATGGCGGACTTCTCAACCTTTTGTACCTCGATTTCACCGCGATCGGGACAATCCACTTTGATCTTTCGTGTCCAACGACCATGCTCAATTAAGATCCAATCTTCTGATTTGTAGTCGTCTGTGTTTGTAGCACCTTTAGCATAAACTTTTGCCCAACGACATTTGACTCCGTGTGCTTTTGCATCATCACTTGCCATGATAATGCCGCCTTTAGTTACAGTTTCACCAAAGTGCATGTTATATACTAACACGTCATCATGTAATGGTGTAAGTTTACCTTTGATCATCTTTGCCTCCATAAATATGATTCTTCAAAAATTCGTAATGACTAGGAAGTTTAGAAACATAATCAATTACAAAGTCTCTGTAATCTTCATAACTGCGTTTCTGAAAATCTAGTTCTTCTAACTTAGTTACCCCGCCCCAGTACGGTCCTTCGTGTAAAACGATTTCTTTAGTTGCTTTTGGTTTTACACCCATACCAGCCGCTAAAAATAAAGAGGGTGGAAAGTCTGCTGCTCCACTATAGGTATTACCTAATGTAACTCCGCCGATCAAAGATTGATATTGTGTGTTTCTTAAATTATAATTTTCGCCTACAAGTTCCGGACAATACTCATGATACTCTGTTGCATGTTTCCAATAAGGAGTATCGTCACGCATTGAAAGAGCATAGTGAGTTGAAATAAAATCTCTAAATTTTAATACTTCTGATTCAACAGCGTAATTGAATCCTTCTTTCTCTGTTCTTGTTACCCAACCGTTTCTTCTATTCAAACACTCTACTAACTTAACTAAGTTTTCATGCGTTGTTAGTAGTCCTGTAGATTCTAAAGGTTCTACAAAACCATAACTTAGTCCAATGCCAACAACGTTGCGTACCCAACCTCTACGTCTACGGCCATGCTTAATATTAATGTGAAACATTTCTGCATTGTCTGCACGTTCTTTTGAACCTGTTGTTGCTAGGTGTTTTCTAAATTCTTCTTTTGCTGCGTCAGCAGTTGTAAATTTTGATGAGTATACATACCCAGTACCAATACGATTCCATAATGGAATATGCCATACCCAACCATTATCTAATGCATGACAGTCTGTGTAAGGGTGCATTTCTTTTTCAACATCTTCATAAGGTACTCTACATGCCCAAGCACAGTCGTTTGCTAGATAATCATCAAATGACAAAAACTCTTGCTTCATTGCTTTTTCTAAAAGCATTGATTGAAATCCTGTACAATCAATATAAAGGTCTGCTGATACTGTTTCTCCGTTATCTAATAAAAGACCGCTTATTTGATCGTCTTCCATATCAACGTGTACTACATCGTGATTTAACAATGTTACACCATTAGGCATAGCAATATTGTTTTTAAGATATTGTCCTAGTTTTGCAGCATCAACATGATATGCAGTATCCCATTTAAAACTATAATGTCTTAATTTTTGATCTGCATTTGTTGTGCCTTTGCACATATCAGAAAGATATGTGTTAGCGGTAGCATAAAATTTAGCGAATGTATCAGGAGTAAATTCATCTGGATATACAGTTGCTAACTCTGACCAAGCATCTATTCCGCCTGGTTTATCAGTCATATCAAAACCTAAACTAAAAGGATATTGAAAACTGGTACCGTCGTTCTCTCTAAAGTTTGTAAACCTGATTGAATTTTTGTATGTAGCATTACACTCTGCCATCCAGTCTTTATCTTCAAGACCTAGCAAATCTAAAAATTTTGTAATGTGACCGAGTGTACTTTCACCTACGCCTACAGTTTTTATGTTAGGTGATTCAATAATGGTTATGTCGATGTGTGGACATAGTTTAGACAGTGCGGCTGCTGACATCCACCCTGAACTTCCACCGCCGACAATCACCAATGATTCTACTCTCATGGATTGTCCTATCTAAAAATTACTTTTTTCTACTTACGATTTCTTCTTTGATTGCTCTTGGATTTTGCTTGTAATAGTCTGATAGAACTTCTTCTCTTGTTCTAATAATCTTTCCACCTGGACCTAATTCGTCTCCACGTGCATTTACTTTAGCATTTCCAACTGCTGGAAGTTCTTCATTTTTGAGATTAAGTTTCTCCATGTCAACTTCCTTACCTCTCATACTTCTTACTAGTGCCATTATATTTCTCCTTTAAAGAATTCGTTTAGTGGTATATTGTATTTAATACTATCTACCTTGTGTACTCCCATTAAATAGAGTACAAAACTAGCAACACTACTGCCTCTACCTACACCCCAAACAATATTCTTTTCTCTAAGTGTATCTATTATATATACCATCTGTTTAAGCAACGGAAACAAATTTCGCTTCTCATACTCTGCTAGTTCTATATTTACCCTGTCTAATTCAGCATCACTTGAACATCTGGCTAACAAATGTTGCTTAATGTCCATGTTTTGATATTTGTACGGAAGAAACCAATTAGTAGAATCTATTGATTTTTTTGGAAGTGGATAGTCAAGAAACTCTTTTTCTATCTTGTTTTTGTATTTACTAAGGTCATCAGTGCATACACAATGCTCAAGTATGTCCGGGCCATACTTAACTATGCCTTTAATAAGTTGTTCAGTAGTATTAGTTTCAGTCCACATTAATCAGTTGATCCAAATCTTTCTCTTGTTCATCAAATTTCGCTTGTATTGCTCTCTGGCGAAGTTCATTTCTATATATTGTAACAAAAGTTTGAAGTTGTGTCAACAGTTGATTATTGCCTAAACGGCTCGCTTGGTAATATTTTTTGTTCAATTCGCTTAGTTTAAGCTCTACCTCGGAGGTAGTCAATTCGGATAAATCTTGTTCTAATGGGTGAAACATATTAACTAAATGAGCCCAAATGCCTCATGTATATGAAATCTTGGCTATGGCGCCAAACTTCAATAAACACAGGGTCTGTGCTAGAAGTTAGTACAAGTGATGCCGGAAAACCGCTATCTTTCTTAATTACAGTTCCGCCTGTAGTTGTAAATGTTACTGCTCTGTCACCAACACCTGAAGTTCTAAGTTCTAAAGTTACTTTACTTACACCACTTTGGGCTGCTGTTTCTTCACCGTTTGCTGGATCTCCAGCAAAGTTTGTAAACTGTAAGTTAAGAGCTGATGATGCGTTAATAATAAAGTATGAGCCAGTTTGGTAATCAATCTCTGTTGTTGTACCTTCAACAAGTGGTACTGTACCCAAGTTGTTAAGTTTATCTCTGTTATTTGCCATAACAGCTCTTGTAACTTGGTTAAGTTGGAAGTCATTAATATATGCACCGCCGCCTGGATTAGATAATCTAGCAGTAGTTGACTCAAGACTAGTAATTTCAGTCTTGGCTGTGCTTAAACTTGTTTTAATAGTATCGAAATTGTCCCTGAATGTTTGGGTGTCGTTATCGGCACCTGCTACAGGAAAGTTTTCGTTTATGCTCAAATAATTTATATTACTCACGGTTTCTTTTCTCCACGTTGCGGGAATACAAAGTATTTATCCTCAATTTGCCCGTCAACTATATCTATGATATAGCGATCTGCAACAAAGTTAATAGACTTGAAATCAAACGCTTTTTGCTTGATTCTTGCTATAATACTGTCGGCTTTCCCTGGTTTTGTATAGCACAATACAAGTGCTTTGGTAAATCCAAGCTCATAAGTGCTTGTTTCTTGGATACTTCTCATCCATAGAGGTAAAAACCCTCTGTCTCTTTCCCCAACAGTTTGTATTCTCTTTCTCATGTTATTTACTGAATTAGGAAAAATTCTTTGATGATCTGAATCACTTACTAGAGGAACATCACTATCAATGCTAATACTGTCATAACTAACAATAATTTTGCTGTTAATATTATCAGGTAGTTCTACTACTTGCGATATACTTTTACCATTCTTTTCAAGATCGTCAATTAGATCAACATAGATAACTTCATATAAAGATGATTGTGTAGTTGGATCTTTTGCTACTGCTTTTTTAACATTACCAAACGTAAATCGTTTGTTGTAATGATTCCTGCCCATTGCAGAAACAAACAGTTGTGCTGTTTTACTTTCAATACCAGCAAATAGTAATGCTGTTAATTCACTTTGTACCCCATAGTTCTTATCACCATAACGATAAATTTCATCTGGTTTAAAAACAGTAGAGTCAGTAATAAAGTTAAACCATGATAATCTTTTCTCTTTTGATTGTAATGCTCTAACATATATGTTTGAGAACACTTTTTGATTATCAGCAACTACTTTAATTTTAAATTCTCTTGTGGCTTCGGCAAAGTTTGCACCGTCTTGTGCTTTAATTGTAAATTTAAACTCTTTATCAAAGGATGTTCGTTCTTGATCAAATGTTAAGCTAAAGTCTCTAGATCTAGTCGATGAATCTTCTCCAGCACTATCCTGCTCATAAAATCTAGTTAGGCCTAAACCTTTTTCATCTTCAAATTGTTTTACTTTACCTTGAATAAGTCCTGTAGGTAAAAATTCTAAGCCTGCAGGTAACTTTCCGCTTTCTAATGTGTATAAAATTCTACCACCATACAATAAACTTTTTGCTTCAACATACAAGTTACTTGGCTCGTTAGGCTTAATTGTTCCTCTATCAGAAGGTGTAACCCATTCAATTGAACTCTCAATCTCACCAATGATGTCTACGTTAAATGTTCTTTCAACAGTTGAAACACCTGGAACCCAATAGTCTGTATCAGTAGGTAATCTGTTTTGGTTTTGTACGATAGCAATGTAAATAATTCCATCATAAACAATTGCTTCGTTGACATTATAAATTCTAGTACTACTCCAACTACCTACAAGTGTGTAATTAATTGTTGCTAGATTTGCAGGAAAGTTTACAGCTCTCATAGTGAACTGGTAGTTTTTAGTTACTGCTGCTTGATACGGAACTTTACCAGAAAGGTCACCTGTTACAGTGTCAAGAGTAAGACCAGGTGGTATAGTACTTGGAGTACCGTCTGGATTATTTGCAACCAAGAAATAAGTTATTGTACCTGATAATGTAGGTGGATCGTAAACATCTAGTGGAATAGTTACAAAGTTATTTGCTCTATATCTACCTAAGTAAGGATCTGTAATCCATAGTGGCTGTCTATCTCCGCTGTTATCTGCTTGGAATAAATTTGTATCAACTTGTAATAATGTGTTGTCTGCTTTTAAAAATTCTTCAGTAACAACATAAATTTTAAATGTTCTATGTATAGCATTAATGCCGTCGGTAACCGCAATACTAAATGTGTATTCTCTGCTTAACTTTCTAGGTATTTGACTTCCTTCTGCGTAGTCAAATCTTTGTGTGTCATAAAAATATGTATCAAAACCAGTTGATGTATTTTTTGCAATATCAAGTGGAACAGTATCAAAAGAATGTGTGTCGTATGCTCCAGTGTTAGTTGAATTGTACTCTACAGCCTGCACAGGCTCCGTAAACCCACTGATCTTTCCTGTTTGGGATAAAGATAACCCTGGAGGTAAAAGTCCTCCGTTAGGCACCATATAGTAGCTCAGTGTTTCCCCTGCTGTAAGATCTTTATCAGTTGCTTGTAATTGAAAGTCTATCTTGGAATCGTCAAGTGCAAAGTATGCTTCTCCTTGCCCAACATTTAAATAACCTCTTTCAGTAATCCATTCTGGAAAGTCTGACCCAGTTATGGCCATACTAAATGTTCTATCCATACAGCCGCCAGTGCTGTCATCAGCTCTAATAACAAATTTCTTGACTGTGTGCTTTGTAACTTCTCCAGGTGCGCCTTTAATTACACCATTAGATAAAACACAACCTACAGGAAGTGCACCAGCAATTATAGAATATGATATTGTATTAGAAGTATCAGTAGACGCTTCTATTGGAATGTTGACTGTGATTCTTTCTTCGAAAGTACCTAGGTCTCCTGCTGGCGTTATCCAAGTAATTGCCATTTAGAATTTGCTCCTTATAAACCGCCAACATCTAAATTGATTCCTGAATCATACGTTAGTGTACCAAAATCAATATTAGATCCTTGCAGTGCTAATTGTATGGCATTTTCAAACCCTGAAGCTCCAACAGGTCCAAAGTCGTATGTTGTTAAGTATTCAGTTACCGGTACAATAGTTTTAAATTTAATAGTGCTGCCTACAGCGGTAACTTCGATATCTTTGAATCCGTTTTCTGATTGTGGCGCACTAGTACCTTCCATAGTAATTTGTTGGTGTGTATTAGCTAACATACTACCACTATCTGTATCGATTCTTGTAAATGCATCTGGTGCTGTACTAGCAACGATGATAGCTTCTGGGCCTTCGTCAAGTTGAATTTTAGTACCAGCTACTAGTTTTCTAAAGTTTAGGTTTGCACCAACTTTATCTTTAAACACACTAACACCGTTAGCACCTGTATTGGTTGCAGTAATTGTTAATTCTGTTTCAAGTGTTGAAAAGTTTGTATTAACTTTCTGGAATGCTGTTCGCAGATCATCACCTAATCCATCGTTTACAATATTACCTATGTTTATTAATTGTATCGTCATTTGTCACTCCTAATGTAGATCCGCCCAGCCTGCTGTACTGTCACCATTTGCATCAGCAGCGTATCCTTGAAACTTTCCTGTTGTTGTATTATAAATCATCATACCTAACACTGGTGTAAGTGCATCTACTTGAGTCTGTGTTAGTTGCGGTGGGCCAACATATAATTCTGTAAAGTTAGAATTAATTTTTTCAAACGCTCCACGTAGAGTATCGCCTGTTCTATCGTTTGCGGATGTTCCAATGTTTACTGTAAGTTTTGCCATCTATCCGCTCCTATACCCAACTGCCAATTGCAATTTTGCCCCAGCCCGTACTCTTTCGGACATAAACATAATTGTCATCAACTCTGATTTCGCCAACTTCTGCTGCTTCTGTTTCTGAACTTGGAGCAGCACTGTTTGGTGCAATCTTACCTGTAACTGTGCCTGTTGCACCATCAATTACCACGGAAGAATCATCACCAAATACTGAACCTCTAATATCAATAGTTGCAGTACCATTTAGCACTGCTGCTGGTATTGTACTACTAACACCATCAACAAGTATTGTACTGTCGTCACCAACTACAGTGCCTTTTAAATTTCCAGTAATTAGATTTGCAGTTAATGAATCTGTAGCAATATTACCAGTGAACCAAGCATTTTCAAATCTGTTACCATCAGCACCAACATCAACTGAAATAGTATTTGGTGCTAACGCTCCTACCAATACACTTCCTGAATCAACGTTACCAACAATCTTGCCATCGACTCCGTCAACTAATAATGTGCTATCGTCAGCAACAACCGAACCTTTTACTTCTCCAGTATGTACACCTGCACTTGGACCAACTAAGTTTCCTGTAACTGTTCCTTGTACTCCACCGTAGTGTGTGCCGTTTGTATCTGCAAATACTGGAGCAACAATTCTTCCAAGCACACCGTCTACTAATATTGTGCTGTCATCTGCAAATACTGAACCTGTTATATCAATTTTTTGATCAAGTGCAACAGTAATTTTATCGTTAGGCGAATCAAGTGTAATATTGATACCATAACCGTTTTCAAATCTTAAAATATCAGCAGTACTATCTGCTGCAATACTTGTTTGTCCGTCAACAGCAATTTGTTGGAATGTTGGAACTGCTGGAGCAGAGTTTGTAACAGTTGCAATACCTGTTGCAGGATCTGTCGAAACTGTAATACCAAAACCTTGTTGTACTTCTAGCACACCTGTGTTAGTAAACTGCACAGCACCAGTTGTTGAACTAACAGTGATACCTTCTCCTGCTGTTCTTCCTGTTGCTCTACCTGGAATGTTAGTTGTGTTTTGTGCAGATGTAACACCTGTGTTAGTAATTGTTACATTGCCTGTTGCTGAACTAACCGTAATACCTGTACTTGCAATTGCTTGTGTTACACCATCGTTAATAAATGTAATACTGTCCGCATCACTTCCTGCTACTAGTTGTACACCAGTACCACCATAAAATGATAAAGTATCGTTTGTGTGATCAGCTTCAACAATATCACCGTCATCTAAGTTAATGTATCTAAAATATCTTTTCTCTGGATCAATAATTAAGTCACCGCCAATGGTTGAACCAAAAGGTAAATCAACTTTACCACTTTCACCTTTAACGTGTGCTGTACCTAAGTATAATCCGTTATCTTCGTTACCTGCTGATGCCAGTGTTTCAGCAATGTGTACTTCTTTCCATTTATGTGTGGCATCACCTAAAACTTTTTGTGCATCGTCTGCCGGCTTAACAGAAGTTGTAAGTGCTTCTAAGTTAAGTGTACTAAATTCATTTAGTCCTTGTGTTTTACCAACTGAATCATATGCAGTAAAGCCTGTACCATTAACTGCCGAACTAATTCCTGCATCTGTGTAAAGGGCAAAAGTATTACTTGTTAGTACATCTGCATAGTAAGTATTACCATTTAGTTGTGTCATACCTACTACATCTGTAATAGTTACACGTTGTCCGTCAGTAAGTCCGTGTGCTGTTGAAGTTGTAACTACAACAGGACTTGCTTGGGTAGCATTAGTAATTGTTTTTTGCTCGCCGCCTGCAAGTGTTGCACCGATAGTTACGAAGTTTGCATTAATATCATCTAATGCACTTTTAAACTTATCCCATAAAAGTGGTGGATTACCAGGCTGTATGTTTGAATTATATGCCATTAGTTTCTCCCTACCGCTACTTCAATTGTGCCTATATGATCACTATCATATGCTTCAATTGCTTTACCAATAATTGTACCTGCTCGTACATCACCATCTGCTACTGTACCAACACCATGTATGCCTGCACACACAATTAAATCACCCTTTTCAATCTTGCCAACTACCTTACAAGGTACTCTACCTTGTAGTGCAACAAGATTTTTTAATCCAGGGCATCCTGCGTACATAACATATGCTGCTCTATCCGAAACAACACCTGCTACTTTTGGATCACCCCTCTTATTAGAAGTTGTGACCTCCTTGTCACCACCAAATACTAACACTGTTCCGACTTCGTATTCCTTGTCACCTTCGTAGTATTCTGCAAGGTCAGCTGCATATGTTGCTTCAAACCTTGATTCACTTGGAGTTGTTCCTGTTAATGTCCAACGTCCTGTTACTGTACCTGACGTAGTATTACCACCAGTTGTTAATGATGTTGTAATAATTGATGATGCTTCAACTGGTGCAAGTGAAACACCGCTCTGCGTTCTAAACTGGTGATAGTCATTATCATAAAAGTTTCTCTTGTCTGTTGCAAGTGAACCGTTCTGTAAATATAAACCACCACTACCGCTTGAACCTGTAAACAATCTTACGTAACTTGCAGATCCTGATGTACCGTAACCTACTGCTGTATTACCGTTAACAGTAAATGAACTTGTAGCGTTCCAAATTCTTGCACTAGCATCTGCATTACCATCTCTTTGAACAAGTTGACTTGCACTTGCGTTTGCAGTTGCTTCAATAATGCTGTAGTCACCATCAGCGGTGTTACTTGAACTACTAATTCTTCTTAAGAATCCAGTTGAACTAAATTGTGATTTCTTAATAGAACCACCTTGATCAACAACAGTTGTAAACAAAATGTCTACTGGAGTACTAGCACTTAGTAAATTATTACCTAATACACTCTTACCAGCAACGTTTTCTAGTTTTGCTTTAGTAATTGTACTATCTGTAATAGTTACCCAACCGTCTGTAATAGTAAAGAACGTATTATCAAATGCTGCAATACCTTTATTGGCTTGTGTAATTCCTGTTGGAGTTGCACGTACCTGAGCGTCATTCATATTCAACTTGCTTTGCTCAATTGCTGCTGAAGCATTAACGTCAGCGTTATCAATTACGCCTGGTTGAATTTGTGCATCAATTGTATTTGCAGTTGAATCAATACCTAAAGCAATGTCACCAACAACAGATGCGTTAATAGCATTGTTGCCGTTACCTGTAAACACTAGTATATCGTTTGCTTCAAGATTGCTTAATGTAAATTCTTGTAAGTTACTAAATGTTAAGTTTCTTAAGTTAACTGCATCTTGTGGCTGTGTTGGATCACCAACATTAATAATTTTGAATCCAGCTTGGTCAATTGGACCTTTCATGGCCAACGAACCATCTAGCGCCATAAATCCTCCACTGATTGGTGGAATCAAGTTTGCTGATGTTACTGGAGAACCACTGTGTGTGGTACCAAGACGTCTTTCAATGTAAAGTCTAGTTGCGTTCTCTGTTGGTACTGTATCAACAGCGTTATCAGTCATACCAGAATCTGTACTAAATTCTGAAATTGGAACACCACGTTTAAATCCAATACCGTCCAAGTTACTCAATGCAATCGCTGCTGAGAACGTAACCTGTCCAGTACCTTGGTCAACTCTAAAGTACGGTCCAACATTGAAGTTACCAAATTGGTCAGTGGTTACATAGAACACACGTCCAACGTTTCTCTCTTCGGTTTCTGTATCAGGATTAAACGCATTAACTGATGGTCCATAAATTTCTGTTGGATAGTTAGTATCAGCATATGATCCTGTACCAATCTCAAGTAAGTCATGAGATGTAACACGAGTCAATGAAATTCTAATTGTTAGTTTACCATTAGCACCGTCTGTTCCTCTTGATACAGCAGATTTAATTGTGTATGATGATTGGTATTGTGTAAGAGAATCTACTAAAGGTCTGTCAAGTGTAATTCTTGCCCAAGGTTTACCAACTACGGTTTCATTTTCAAACAAGTCAATTACATAAACTTCACCGTTGAATACAAATGTACTTCCTTGTACTCTTGATCTTTCCTGAGGAGCAACAGCAACAATAGCAAATGTACTATCGCCTGCAGCACCAGTTGGTGTATAGTATGAATGTGTTCCACTTTGAACACCTGTTGTATCAACTTGTACAGCACCTGACAGTGTCGGATATGCTACACTTATTGTAAATGTATTTGCATCAAGAACTGTGTGTACAAAGTAATGTGTACTTGTGTTAATTCCTGTTGGTAATGATCCTGTTGTTGTGAAAACAATTGGATCACCTTGACTAAAGCCATGCGATACTTTTGTAATCACAGCCGGAGAAGCTATTGATATTGTACAAGTTTCTGTTGTACCTGCTTTCGCTTCGCCTGGCTTGTATAGTGTTAAGTCAATATAGTTGTAGTTCTCTCTAAGTGTTGTAATAGTCAAGCCTTCAATGACAGCTGAATGTGTACCTGTACCTGTGTCGGTTGTTGTTACAGGTGTTGATCCATTAATAACACTTGAAAGTTCAAACTGAGTAGCAGTTAAGTTTTCTTCCCTGACCCAATAAGTTTCACCTGATGTAATTCCTGCTGGTAATGTACCAGTTGAAGTAAAACTCAATCTGTAGTTGAATAATTGTTTGTGTGGTACAACACATTTAATAGTTGGAGTACCTGTTGTTAATGTTAGAGCTGAACCTCCAGCACTTGTACTTAATACAACACTATTGTATGTTGGAACATCAATAATATGATAAGTTGTACTTGCAGTTATTCCGTTTGCAGTCGATCTTGGAACAATAGTGTCTCCAACAATTAATCCGTGATTCTGACTAAACGTAGCAATGTTTGAAGTTGCTGTTGTTGCATTAATAGTTGCAAGGAATGTACCTACACCTGGTGCTGCCGCTGTAAATTCTACTTCATAGTTGCCTCTTGAATCTGCCGCTGACTCAAACTGTAGGACACGATAAACATCTGTGTATTCTTGTAATATTAAACCAGTTGATGGCCTTGTAGCAACATCAACAAGTTCACCAGTTAGCATAACCTGTGAGTTAGAACGTAACGACATCTTGGTATTGTCTGCAATAACAGCAAACAAACCATCGAAGTTACCAGTTGTATCACTTGTTAAGTTTAGTTTAGCAGTGCCTGTTGGTAAGTCTGTAGTTGAAACTGATGTAACAGGA